TATAATCTATCATAGTTTATAAACAAATTATGTTAACCTTCTTAATATTATCACAATCGACAACTATATAAAAAAATATAATTTATTTTCAAAAATGATGATATTTATATAAAAAACATTTAAAATTATGGCATGTAGTAAATATACTTTAACGAATACGGGTTCAACGATAGTGAACTTTAATTATAGAAGATGTGATGATGCAATGTGGGAATACCAAGTTGAATTAACACAAAATCAAACCAAAAATATTTGGTTAATAAATGATACATATTCAATAGCACCATTATATGTTAGTAGTGTTGTATTAGTTAATGATGGAGTGTATCCAATAACACCAACGCCTTCCCCAACCGCAGCAGTAACCCCAACCCCAACAGTAACTTCAACCACAACTCCAACCCCAACTCCAACACGTCCATAATACAACAAAAACTTGCACATATATTTCAATAAACCCTTCATTTTTATGGAGGGTTTTTTATTTTTTACAAAACAAACATACTATCATGAGTAAAATATTTATCCAAATTGCATCATTTTGTGACCCACAATTAGTTCCAACAATTAAAGATATGTTGGAGAATGCTAAATATCCAAAAAATCTTGTATTTGCAATTGCAAGACAATTTAATCCAGAAGACGGTTTTGATAATGTTGATGAATGGAGAGATGATAAAAGATTTAGAATTTTAGATATTCCACATACGGATTCTAAAGGTGTTTGTTGGGCAAGAAACTTAACTCAACAACTTTATAAAGGTGAAGAATATACCCTTCAAATTGATAGTCATATGAGAACTATTAAGGATTGGGATGTTATTCTTATTAAAATGATAAAAGGGTTACAGAAAGACGGATATAAAAAACCTCTATTAACAGGTTACGTACCTTCTTTTGACCCTGATAATGACCCAGCAGGAAGAGCTCCTGACGCTTGGAGAATGGTCTTTGATAGATTCATTCCTGAAGGTGCGGTGTTCTTCTTACCTGAAACAATACCAGGATGGAAGGACCTTAAAAAACCTGTAACAGCAAGATTTTATTCCGCTCACTTCTGTTTTACATTAGGACAGTTCTCAACTGAAGTTCAACATAATAATGAATATTATTTTCACGGAGAAGAGATTTCGATTGCGGTTAGGGCTTACACTTGGGGTTATGACCTATTCCATCCACATATTCCAATATTTTATCACGAATATACTCGTAAAGGTCGAACAAAACAATGGGATATTGATAAAGATTGGGGACAAAAGAATAATCACTCTCACCTAACAAATAGAAAGTTATTTGGTATGGATGGTGAAAAACAAGAAGGACACGATGGTCCTTATGGTTTTGGTCCTGTTAGAACTTTAACCGATTATGAAAAGTATTCGGGTATTCTTTTTGAAAAACGAGCAATTGACAAATATACTTTAGATAAGAACTACCCACCAAATCCATATAACTTTGAAACTGAAAAAGAATGGAAAGATAGTTTCTGTATGATGTTCAAACATTGTATTGATATTGGATATTCACAGGTTCCTGAAACAGATTATGAGTTTTGGGTTGTTGCCTTCCACGGTAAAGATGATAAAACTTTATTCCGTAAAGATGCAGACAAAAATGAGATTGCTGGATTTATGAGAGACCCTGATAACTATTGCAAGGTATGGAGAGAATTTCAAACAGATGAAATGCCAACTCATTGGGTTGTTTGGCCGTTCTCAGAATCAAAAGGATGGTGTGATAGAATAACAGGACAATTAAGTCACAATATGGTTAGCTAATGAATATTACAAACATCCCAAAATTTGTTGTGAATCTTGAAAGGAGACCTGATAGATTAGAACACATTAAAAAAGAAATGGAGTATATTGGTTGGGAATATGAATTATTTAAGGCAATTGATTTAAATAATCATGGGGGGTGTACTTTATCTCACGTTGAGGTTATAAAAATTGCAAAGGAGAGAGGATATGAATCGGTTATGGTTATTGAGGATGATTGTACCTTCTTACCTTATTCCAAAGATTTAATAAATAAGATTGAAACCGAATCGGGTGATTTTGAGTTTGGAATTATAAATTTGGCACCAACACTAAACAGACCTGTTAATCGTAGTGAAACACAACCATTATTTTTAGATATAACAAATCTCCCACCAAAAGAGGAACACCATAGAGGTATTTATGCAACAAATATGATTATTTATCATAAATCAATTTATGATAATGTATTAGAAATAGAAAAACCTGAGAATTTGGGTTATTATGCAATTGATGAATACATTTCACAATTTGTCATATCAATTAAACAAAGTTATGTGCCGTTACTACCAATAGCACCTCAAATGAGTAATTGGTCTGATGTGTCACACGGAGATTATAATAATTTTTATACTCAAACATATAATTGGAATTTATATAGTCCTTGTAAAATACCTTCAGGATATTTAAACGGAACACTAACCAATGAATTAAAAATTAACAATCAACACAAAAATTTTAATTATGACAACTAAAGTTAAATTTATTACGTCAATTTATAGTGATTTGAACGGTACCGAATTTGGTGGTAGAGTCGGTAGAGGAGGTCATTATAGGTATAGTTTATTATCCCTTTTAAAAATTACAGATGCCGATTTTCTATGTTATACATCGGATAGGGAATTACCATCATTAATTACGTTTTTTTATGAAATACATAATGTGTCACCAGATAAATTAAAACTTCAAGTATTTGATATTTCCAATACAAAATTTAAGGATTTAATAAATCAACATAAAGATATTGAAACGACTAAAAAATCCGATAGATGTATTGAGGTTCAATATAGTAAATTTCATTGGTGGTGGAATGAAGATAAGTCTTATGATTATTATTACTGGATTGATGCAGGATTATCACATTGTGGATTAATCCCTAACAAGTATTTAGTTGGTACTCATCCCGAACAAAGATATTACGAATCAACATTATTTAATAATAATTTTCTAACAAATTTAATAGAAGATACAGGTGATAAATTTTTAATTATCGGTAAAGAAAATGACAGAAATTATTGGTCGGGTACATTAGACCCTAAATGGTATTCGAATTGGGAAAGAGGTATTCATATTATTGGTGGTTTATTTGGTGGTCATAAAGATAAGTGGGATGAAATTGTAACTTTGTTTGAAGATTATACCAAAAATGTTATTACCGAAGATAAGGGTTTACCTCATGAAGAAAGTGTTATGACATTAATGTATTATAACCATAAAGAATTATTTGAGCGTAAACACTTTGATATTTGGTGGCATGAAGATGAAAGGGTTGCTGGTACAGATATGGCCGAACATACAAGAATAAATAAAAGTTTTTATAAAATTTTAGAAGAAATAAATAGGACATATGAGTAAAATAACATTAGTCACAGGACTTTGGAACATTAAAAGAGATAAACTAACTGAAGGTTGGTCTCGTTCATTTCAACATTATTTAGATAAATTTGAACAACTATTACAAGTTGAGAACCCAATGATTATTTTTGGTGATTCCGATTTAGAATCTTTTGTATTTGAAAGAAGAAGTCGCGAAAACACTCAATTCATTGCTCGTAGTCAAGACTGGTTTAAAAATAATGACTTTTATAATAAAATTCAAGAAATAAGAAATAATCCTGAATGGTATAATCTTGCGGGATGGTTACCTGAATCAACTCAAGCAAAATTGGATATGTATAATCCTTTAGTAATGTCTAAAATGTTTTTACTAAATGATGCCAGAATTATGGACCAATTCAATTCAGAGATGATGTTTTGGATTGATGCGGGATTAACTAATACTGTTCATCCTGGATATTTTACTCATGATAAGGTATTAGAAAAATTACCAAAATACATTTCAAAGTTTTCGTTTGTTTGTTTTCCATACGAAGCAAATACCGAAATACACGGATTTGAAATTAATAAAATGAACTCAATTGCAGGTGCTAAAGTAGATAAAGTTGCAAGAGGAGGATTCTTTGGTGGACCAAAACACACAATAAGTGATATCAACGGAATTTATTATAATTTCCTAAAGACAACATTAGAAAGTGGATATATGGGTACTGAAGAATCAATTTTTAGTATTATGTGTTATACCCACTCAGATTTGATTAACTACTTTGAGATTGAGTCAAATGGTTTATTTGGTAAGTTTTTTGAGGATTTAAAGAATGATGAACTAGTTGTTAAGTCGGAAGGTACTAAAGAAGTTATACTTAATAATTTGGATACTAATAAGGTGGGATTATATGTTATTACATTTAATAGTCCAAATCAATTTGAAACACTAATACAATCAATGTTAGAATACGATAAAGATTTTATTATTAAACCAAAAAAGTTTTTATTAGATAATTCAACTGATTTATCAACAACACCAAGATATCAAGAACTTTGTGAAGAATATGGTTTTGAACATATTAAGAAAGATAATATTGGAATTGTTGGTGGTAGAGTATTTGTTGCGGAACATTTTGATGAGACAGGTTTAGATTTCTATTATTGGTTTGAAGATGATATGTCATTTTACCCTAAAAAAGGTGAAGTATGTAAAAATGGTTTTAATAGGTTTGTTCCTAACTTATATTCAAAAACACTATCAATAATGAAACAAGAAAATTTTGATTTTTTAAAGTTAAATTATACTGAATTTTATGGTGATAATGGTACGCAGTGGAGTTGGTACAACTTGCCTCAAGACAAAAGAAGGGAGTTATTTCCCGAAAAACCATCATTACCTGTACAAGGTTTAGACCCAAATGCTCCAAGAACCAAATTCAAATCCATAAAAACACACCAAGGATTATCGTATATTGATGGTGAAATTTATTTATGTAATTGGCCAATTATTTTAACTAAAAACGGAAATTATAAATGTTATTTAGAGACTAAGTGGGCACATCCCTTTGAACAAACTCTTATGTCGTATTGTTATCAAGAAACTGTTAAAGGAAACATTAATTCAGGACTTTTGTTGTTAACCCCAACAGAACATGACCGTTTTGAGTTTTATTCTGCCGAATTACGTAAAGAAAGTTAATTCAATATTTTATTACTTTTTTTCCAATTATCTTTAGCCCATAGTGGTTGAAGATTAGTATAATGGCAAAGTTTATAAAATTCTTCTTCAGTTTTTGCGGAACACAATGGAATTATATGGTCTATATGCCATCCATTTAATCCATAATTATCCCAAGACATTCCATTTAAAAATTTAGATTCAATATAAATCTTAAATGAATTAATATCCATACCTAATATTTCAATAGTTTTACCCTTGAAAGAATTATTCTTTAATGTCATTTTTAATCTTGTTCTAATTCCAATTCTTAATTTATATAATAAATCAGAATTTCTCCTTTTTTTATTTTTTTCTACTAAAATTTTAGAGTTATTCTTGTACCAAGTATCTCTATATTGTTTGGTTTTTTTAGGGTTTTTTAAACTAAAATTAACCGACATAATTGTATGGCATTTTTTACAATATCCTCTTAAAATTATAATACCTTTTCTATTTTTTCGGGTATTAAACTCACAAACATCTTTTTCAATCTTACATTTACTACAAATCTTTTTTTCCATAGTGTTCTCTAAGTAATTTTTCAATAAGCCCTGATTTATTAGTAATATCATCTTCCATTCGTTTAAATAATTTAGGGTCTAAACTAATCGCAAATTTAATTTTTTTATCTTCTTCTTTTTTTCTTGGTTTCATATACTATAAATATCTCGTAAAGTATGAAAAGTTATACTCTATAAAACAAATTTACAATATATTTATTGTTATGGAATTCTTCATAAAACAAAACGCAACACTACCTGTTCTTAAAATGCAAGTGCTAAAGGATGGACGCGCAGGTTATTTAGAACTAATGCAGGACTTAGAGGTTTCTACAATCTATTTTACAATGATAGATGTTGAAACGGGAATTCCTAAAATAGTTTCAGCACCTTGTAGTATTGTACCTTTAATTTTACCTGTAGGTTCAACACCTGAATATTACATTTACTTTAAATTTACTTCAAGAGATACAAATACTCCTGGTAGATACAATGCCCAATTTTTGATTAAAAATGACGAGGGTAATTTAATTCTTCCAATCAGAGAAGAACTATACATAAATATACAACCAAGTTTCATTGCGGAAACAGCTTGCTGCTAATTTGATTATTCAGTTTTTTAGATTATATTTAACATAGAAGGTAAATTTCACGATAGTGTGAAAGCTAATAAACCAACTATACAACATATGATATCTAACGAAGAAATTGAATCGTTCTTGCATGGGAATGACCCCGAAGAATTTATCGTAGCAATAGAATTTGACTACGCATCCAACTCCATTTACAAAATTAAAGAGATTCCTGGTAAGGGAAAAGAAATCCGTAAGGATACGTTTACACCATTCGCTTGGGTAGGTGACTTACACGGAATCAACTTTTATAAAAATTCCAAGTCAGCACAAAAGGAGGCTATGACAAAGCATGGAATTGTAATTGACAAATTAGAAACACACGGAAACGAAAGATTAGAAAAAGGTATGACCTTTATGGTTAAATCTTTAAAAGGTTATAGAGAACTCATTCAGTTCTTTAGAGATGGTGGTTGTGACCCTTGGGGTGAGAAAACAAAAGGATTGGTGATGATTCTTCCACCTGTTGAGCAATACCTTATCTCAAAAGAAAAAAGATTATTTAAAGGATTTGAAAACTATAACGAGGTAACCAGACTTGTATATGACTTAGAGACGACCGCTCTTGAACCTGCAGACGGTCGTATCTTTATGATTGGAATTAAAACCAATAAAGGTTATCACAGAGTTATTGAGTGTGTGGACGAAGCCGAAGAGAAGAACGCGATTATTGAATTTTTCCGAGTGATTGACGAATTGAAACCAAGTATTATTGGTGGATACAATTCAGCGAACTTTGACTGGCATTGGATATTTGAAAGATGTAGAATACTAAAGATTGACCCAAAGAAGATTTGTAAGTCATTGCACCCCAACCATTCATTCACACGAAAAGATAGTATGTTAAAACTTGCAAACGAGGTTGAGAAATTTACTCAGACTTCAATTTGGGGTTATAATGTAATTGATATTATCCATGCGGTTCGTAGAGCACAAGCAATCAATTCAAGTATTAAAGGTGCTGGTTTGAAATACATTACCAAATATATTAACGCTGAAGCACCTGACCGAGTTTACATTGACCACTTAGATATTGGACCATTCTACACTAAGAAAGAAGATTTTTGGTTAAATACTAAAAATGGTAACTATAAGAAGGTAGGCGCTGATGTTACTATTGATGAGGCTTGTGGTAAACGATTGGATGTTTATTCAAAGATTGGTGGTGATAAATTGGTTGAGATGTATCTTGACGATGACTTAGATGAAACCCTAAAGGTTGACCAAGAGTTCAATCAAGGTTCGTTTTTGTTGGCCGCGATGATTCCAACAACATACGAAAGGGTTTCAACAATGGGAACCGCAACATTATGGAAGATGTTGATGCTAGCTTGGTCATATAAAAATGGTTTAGCTATTCCTGCAAAACAAGATAAGACTGACTTCGTAGGAGGTCTCTCACGACTACTTAAGGTTGGTTACTCTAAAGACGTTCTTAAGTTGGACTTTTCGTCTCTATACCCCTCCATTCAGCTTGTACACGATGTATTTCCTGATTGTGATGTAACAGGAGCAATGAAAGGAATGTTAAAGTGGTTCCGTGATACCCGTATCAAATACAAACAACTTGCCGAGGAATATTACGAAATAGATAAAAAGAAATCTGAGTCATATGGTAATAAACAATTACCGATTAAAATCTTTATCAATAGTATGTTCGGTGCGTTATCTGCCCCGCAGGTATATGCTTGGGGTGATATGTATATGGGAGAACAGATTACTTGTACTGGTAGACAATATCTTCGTCAAATGATTAAATTCTTTATGACCAAAGGATATGTTCCATTGGTTATGGATACGGATGGTGTGAACTTCTCAACTCCGCCAGATGCAAAGGATAGGGTATATGTTGGTCGTGGTTTAAATTGGAAGGTTAAGTTAGGTAAAGAATATTACGGACCTGAAGCCGATGTTGCAGAGTATAACGATATCTTTATGAGAGGTGAGATGGCACTTGATACCGATGGTGTTTGGCCGTCTTGTATTAACTTGGCTCGTAAGAACTACGCGGTTATGGATGCTAAAGGTAAAATCAAACTAACAGGTAATAGTATCAAGTCAAAGAAACTTCCATTGTATATTGAGGAGTTCTTGGATAAAGGTATTAAGATGTTACTTGAAGGTGACGGTAAATCATTTGTGGAATATTATTATGAATACATACAAAGAATTTTTGATAAACAAATTCCGTTAAGTAAGATTGCTCAAAGAGCTAAAGTTAAATTAAGTATGGAAGATTATAAGAAACGTTTAAGTGAGAAAACTAAGTCAGGTAATAGTATGAGTAGAATGGCTCACATGGAACTTGCATTACAAAACAATCTAAATGTGAGTTTGGGTGATGTTATTATGTATGTTAACAATGGACTTAGAGCATCTCACGGAGATGTTCAAAAGAAAGGTGATGGAGTTCAAATTAATTGTTATATGTTAGATAAAGACATTTTGGATAATGACCCCAACTTAACGGGTGATTATAATGTTCCAAGAGCAATTACCACATTCAATAAAAGAATTGAACCATTATTGGTTTGTTTCAAGAGTGAAGTGAGGGAAGCGTTAATCGTTAATGTTCCTGAAGATAGGGGTTTATTTACTACGGCACAATGTGAGTTAATAAATGGAATGCCATTTGAAGATTCAGACCAAGATAAATTGGAGGATGTATTAACAATTACTGACGCTGAAATGTCGTATTGGGGTAAGAGAGGTTTAAAACCTGACTATATGTATGAATTAGCTGAAGAGGGTTGGGAAGAAAAATTAGGCGTTCTTGAGACCGTCTGATGATATTACATACCAATTACCAGCACAAAATCTAAATTCAATACAAGTGTATCTATCCGCAACGATTTCATCATAGTCTTCGTCGATTTTACCAATATCAGGTTTTATTGTGACATTAGTCATTGATTTTATTACAATATGGTCAGTAGTATGTGAATTTAAAGTAATGGTGGATTTTAATACATTTCTTACAATGATACAATCTTCACCATTTGTTTTGTATTCTGTTTCTGAAATGATTGCCATTTCAGATGTTTCCAATATTTGTCCGTTAATTAACCTTGTTGAGGGTACTGTTCTTATTATTGACATATATTATATTACGTATATTTGACGAGGCATTGCTCTGAACTTCATTTGTTTGTTCAAATTCTCTGCAAGTAATGCTTCTCTTTCCATAACTTTTTCAGGTCTTAATCTTGTTAACCAACCTTCAGCACCTGTAAGTTCTTCCATTAATTTTGTCTTTTCATCTTTAGCTTCAGTTAATAAACTTGTATAGTCCATTGTAAGCTCAGAGTCTGGTGTCTTTAAATTACCACTATACTTACCTCTTACTCTTGCTAATGTTTCTTTTACATACGCTGTGAACCATCTTCTTACCCATTGTTGTCCTGGTACATTTAAATCCGACCAAGTAAGTTCTTCTAACGGAACATCCGATGGTAATTTAATAACATCAGGATTATTTTTTAAACAGTCTGCCCTACTATCAGGAGTTGTTTCGTAATACCAATACCAAACCGCTTTACCAACATATGAATTATAATTACTCCAACTAAAACGACTACCAGGTGCGTTATAAAGTTGTAAATCTTTTTTACCATCAGGTAATGCAGTTATTCTATAAGTTAAGGAACCACCAAGAATTCTATTTAAAATGTTTGCTTCTTGCATTCTTATTAGATAGTCAAAACCTGACATCATAAAATAAGAACCTTGATTACCCATTTGGGCGAAACCTGCTTCACTTGCCCCTAAACCTGCTCCACCACCCATACCACCGAATCCGCCTATACCAAATGCGGTAAAAGGTTGATTACTAAACCATAACACCTCATTGATGTCACGCCCTGCAGGGATTTCATAGTTTTGTTTGTTTTGTTCAAGAATGATATAATCTTTTTTTAACACCCAAGGACCTTGAGCTTGAAGTCCAACAATTTTAGAATATGAGTATGCAAATTGTTGCTCAAAATCCATTGTTCTTGTAATTAACGCATTGGCAACAGATTTTTCAGTCATATTTAAGTTAACTAAGTTAACCCATTGACTATCAATCAACCAATTTAAAACATATTGTTCATAATCTTGAATAGAGAGTTCCATCAAAGAATCCATCATTTCATCTTCAATTTCAACACTTCTTAAAGGAGCACCTAACAGGTGTTTAATCCTTGTATAAATTTTACTTCTTTCAGGTTCTGGAATAACTGGCATATCTAATAAATATATTGATTATTTTATTTCGTATAATAACGATTCAAGTTTAAAAACGTATTGGTTTTTTTCACTAATAGGTTTGTTTTCAAAAATCATAACATTATTTGTCTTTGGGTTGATGAATATTAACCAATCAACACTATAGTGTTTAACGTTTCCTGTATCCAACATTTCAATAATTTCTTCTGTTTTTACAAAACTTGAGAATGGTTTAACTTGAGATGTATGTAGAATACCCCCCAAATTAACAATCAAATCTATACCCTTTAATGCGTCTTCTTTTTGTCCGTGACCACCAATCTTAGTTACTTTGGCATTTCCTTTAAAGTATTCTTCAATTTTAACATAAACATCATCTTCAGATTTTTGACCTCTATCCCATAATTTCTTAAGTACTTTAATGATGTTAATAAAATCGTCATTCCTTTTTGTAAAAATTTCTTTACTGAAAAAATCTAATGCAGTTATAAATCTATTAACTTCTTTAGCCGTTCTTTTTTCTTTATCATAAAATTTAAAGATTTTTTCGGGTCTATTAATTCTCATAATTTCTTTATTAACCGCCCTAACTAATAGACAAAATGTATTAAAGTTTGTATTAAGATTATTTAATACAGACCTACCTTCTCTTGTTTCCACACCATAGAAACCTGACATTTCTTTTGAATTACCCTCAACCCAAAATTGATTAAAAACTTTTCTTAAGACCTTGGTAATACCCTCTTGATATATTTTTTTTGTTTTTGAATCATTAATTAAGTCCTTATATGCTTTCACTTCTTGAGCATCACAAAATCTAACGTGTGTGGATTCGGTGATAATATTCTGTAGATTAACCGATTCATTTAATTTTGTTTCAGTTTTCATTTCATACATCTTACTAACAAAATCCCAATTAACAACTTTCCAAAAGTTTTTAATGTATTCGTCTCTTTTATTTCGATACTTCAAATAATAAGCATGTTCCCATAAGTCCAAACCTAATAACGGAAATCCACCGCCTTGAATAACATTCATCAACGGATTATCTTGGTTTGGAGTTGACATAATTTTAAGTGTATTTTTTGCAGTTAAAACTAACCATACCCAACCTGAACCAAATCTGTCTTTTGCAATCTTTTCAAATTCTTTTTTAAACCCTGAGAAAGTTCCCCATTGTTTTGTAATCTTCTTGTAAAGGTCACCCTCCAATTTTTTTGGTGTTGGTGTTAACATATTCCAAAACAATGCGTGATTAAACGCTCCACCCGCGTTGTTTCTTATTGTTTTATCAAAACGACCAATGGTTTTAATTATTTTTTCTAAATCTAAATCCCCGTATTTTTTCTTTGCTAAAGCGTCATTTAGTTTTTTAACATAACCTTTATAATGCATATTATAATGGATGTCCATTGTCTCTGCATTAATAAATTGTTTGAGGGCTGCGTAGGAATAAGGTAATTTCTCTATTCCAATTCTTTTCATTTCTGTAATCAACAACTCTTTCTCTTGATTCGCTTGTTCTGTGAGAATTTGTTTTTCAAGTTGTTGAATTTTTTCTTGTGTTTTTTTCATTATTCTGGATTATCAGTTGTATATAAATAATCCGTTGTTGATTAATGTCTCAACTTATTAATTCTTTGTAGAATTTCTTCTGCGGCATCTGCGGGGTTTAAGTTGTCTCCCATCACTGTTGCAATAACTTGTTTTTTGTTGTTTAGGATGTCGTAGATAATACCTTCAATTGTGTTTTCAAATATTGGATAATAAACCAAAACATTATTTTTTTGACCGTAACGATATGCCCTATCTTCTGACTGTGCATGGTCCGAAGGTAAAAATGATAAGTCGTTCATAATAACCGCTTCTGCTGCCGTTAATGTAATCCCGACACCAGCTGCTTTAATGTTTCCAACAAAAACTTTAATCTTTGGGTTCTCTTGGAATTGGTCAACAGAATATTGTTTTTCAGGTTTTGACATCGCTCCATTTAGCTTAACCGCCGCTTTTCCAAAATGTTCGGCAATCTTATTTAATGAATCGGTAAAATTACAAAAAATAATAACTTTCTTATCTTGTTCTAATATGTTTTCGGCAAGTTCAATTGTTTGAGTAATTTTTTCATCGGCAATTATTTGTCTAACTTTAGTTAATTTTGAAAATTGGACTGTTAACGATTTTGACTCTTCAGGGTTTTTGTCATACCAATCGTAGTACTCACCCATAACTTCTTCATACTCTTTTGACTTTAATCTTAAGTAAACGGGTGTGATTATCTTGTCAGGTAAATCAAGGACATTTTCTTTTAATCTTCTTAATGTTAAACCTAAAGTTCGGTCTCTCAATTCTTCTAAGTTTGACGCTCCTGTGACATTCCAAATTTTTCTTCCACCAACATTAAATTGATACCCTTGACAATATCTAATTGCGTAAGCCATCCAATTACGGGCGACGGGAGAATCAATAATACTTAACAAGTTAAAATAATCTATTGGTCTTGATGTCATTGGTGTACCAGTTAACAACCAAATCCTATCAATATTCTTAACAATGTCGTTGATTAGTTTTGTTCTTTGAGCTGTAGCGTTCTTAATATAGTGTGCTTCATCAACAATAACTAAATCAAATTTAGATAAAAGAATTTGTGAATCATCTTTCTTTTTAGGGTCGTGGAAGTTTTTAATGATATCGTAGTTTGTAATGACAAAATCAGCATCGGTGTTAAAATTTTTACCTTCAGCAATGTAGATTGGTTTGTCCGAATAGTTTTCAATCTCACGTTTCCAATTAATCTTTAAAGTTGCAGGACAAATGATTAAAACTTTTTTAGCTCCTGTCTCTAATGCTGCAATAATCGTAGATGTGGTTTTACCCAATCCCATATCATCTGCCAAGATGAACTTTTTGTTTTCTACTAATTTTTGGATTGCTTCTTTTTGATGTTCAAGTGGGGGACGATTAGAATATTTCGAATAATCAATTACAACATCTTTGACTGAGTTGTCTTTAATGATTGCCGCTTTTGGTAACCAAAAATCGTGTAATTCTTCTGTGTCAAAAACTTTACCCCAAATATGGTAAGCCTTTTCTTTATCCGCCAAAAGTTTTTCAACCCAAATCTTATCGGGTATTTCGGTGTATAATTTATCGTCAGCTAATTTCTGAGCGAAGTAGGCATCAAGGATTACCCACTTTCTTGCAACCTTTGGTTGCTTATCGTGGAACGATATAATATATTCTGATTGACTTCTTGTTGGGTAGAATTTTTTGTTAATCTGTGATTTACGTTTTAACTCCAAAATATGGTTATTACCACCCTCGTAAGTTTCAAGAATTATCATTGCTCTTGACTCTAAACTTATCTCCATTCTTTTTAATAAAAGTTTGCTTTAAATATAAGTAAAAATAAAGTATTTATCAATATATGAATATGTCGGAAGAAGAATTAACCAACGCAATTAATAAATTTACTAGTGTGATTAAACCTAAGGGGGTTTTAGACATTAAGTTTCGTTTAACCCCGTTGGGAATTAGAGAAGATGAATTTTATATGGACATAAAATATATTGTTCCTGATGATAGCATTTATCTAAATACATCTACTATAGATAATAGGTTGAAATGGAATAATGAGATTAGATACTCAATTAAAAGTTATTTTAATGCTGATGTGATAATTAATTCGACAGGTATATCATCTGAATCATACTATAATAAACAAAAAGAAAAGTAATATGCAAAAATTAGTTCCAATTACAAGATTAGGTAAGTTCTTCGGAGCTGAAGATTACAATTTAGACATCGGAATGGGTGAAGAATGGTTAGAGGGTGATATGAATTTCACCGTTATATTATATCGTATTGATAGATATAAAACAAAAACCGATGCAGTTTATGGTGAGGTTTTAGAAGACGGAATACAATTCTTGGCACCCGTAGAATTAAAAGGACTTGTCCAAGTTATGGCTCCAACCAATAAATTTTTGGGTAATTCTAAAGTTGAACAACAAGAGCCAGGTAATATGAGATTTTCACTTTATCAAAAACAACTTGATGAATTGGGTGTTGAAATATTTATGGGTGATTATCTTGGTTATTATGAATCTGAGGACAGAGTTAGATATTATGCGGTTAGTGATGACGGATATGTGAGGTCCGATAACAAACATACCTATGCTGGTTACAAACCATTCTATAGAACAATTGTTGCAACTTACGTAAGTGAAAACGAATTTAGAGGATTATAATATGAGAGATTTAATTCGTAAAGTTTTACAGGAAAAAAAACAAAAAGGGAAAGAAGAAGATTCTACAGAAGATATAATTGAAGAAATTAAATCTAATAAGAAAAAGATTGAAAAATTATTACCATCAATAGTTAATTTTTTTGAATCAACTTATAAAAATGACCTTCATAAGATTGAGGTAAATAAAGATGGTTCCGTCCATTATGGTATGGAAAATTTTTCAATAGATAATATTGAATTGGTATTTTATTTCAATCAAATACCCAAAGATAATGAAAATATTATTAGACGTAATATTATAATGTACTTAAGAGACGTATTTAATGTTGATATAACAAGATACGGAGTTCCATTAGATGTTTCAGTTTATGTTAAAACATGGACAAAAGTAGATAGATAAATGAAAGTAAAAGTATATTATAATTTAAACAAACATACCTTTTCTGTTACACATAACAGTAAAGTGATTATGTATGCCGATTATGTTAAACTAAAAGACGTTGAGTTTAGAGTTAGACAAGGCGGAAAAGAAAAAGTTAGAAGTGAAAAGAGAAAAAACGTTCACGCATTTGTCATTGGAGAATTAATAGAATACTCTGAACGTTATTCTAAAGACATTCCAACACCATCTTCAAATGAAATTATAACTTACGACCCTTACAAATACGATTCATTCGTATTTAAAAATAACGGAGAACCTGTTTTTCATGCCAAAGAAATTGATATGATTAACTTAAAAGATAAAGTATTTCTAATAGAATAAGATAATGGCATTACCAAAAACAATAGTTAAAAAAACATTACCATTAGTTCCAAGAAAAGAATTGTCTGCTCGTAGAGAACAACTTTTGGACTATATTAGGGAAGATGGAACATATCTACCTAAGTCAGTATTACATGCCGATTTGGATAGGGGTATGCTAGATTTTGTTAAAACTGAATTAGAAGTTGTGACCGCAGGAAAAATAGTTCCAATGTTGGATATTATTATTACAACTCAGAACTGGTCACAATATTTAGAATCATGGAAATTTGTGGACTTGGATTATAATCCATCCCCGCCATTTATCACAGTTGTTAGAAGTCCTGAAGTTAAATATGGTACAAACCCATCACTTCAATATACAATACCAAATAGAAAACAATTTTATTATGCATCGGTTCCTACTTGGAACGGAAATGAACAGGGTATGGACATCTACACAATTCCACAACCAGTTCCTGTTGATATAAAATATAGTGTGAAAATCATTTGTAATAGAATGAGAGAGCTCAATCAATTAAATAAGATTGTTATGCAAAAATTCTCATCAAGACAAGCATATACTTTTATTAAAGGTCAATATGTTCCAATTGTAATGGACAATGTTTCCGATGAATCTCAAATGACAATGGAGGCAAGAAAATATTACGTTCAGAATTATGATTTTACAATGTTAGGATATCTAATTGATGAAGATGAGTTTGAGGTTAAACCCGCCATCCAAAGAATTACTCAATTAATTGAGATAGATACAACAACAAGAAAACAAGTAAGAAAAAAATATCCTGAAAATCCTAACGAGTTTGAGAATAACTATCTATTTGTTTCGGGTAATACAATATTAACAGACGTAATTGATTATACCGCCAATATGAATGTTGTGTCATTGGATAATGTTAACACCTTTGATGTGTATATTAATGGTGATTACTATGGTAGTGATATTCAAGTAATTCAAATAACAACAAATGATGTTTTAAGAATAGAAATTACAAAAACGGATAATACTCAACAAGCAAACATTTTGTTTGAAAACCAATTAGTTTAATCTTCCCCGTAGATATCTTTCTTCTCTTTACACTTTTCTATAATTAAATTTTCCAAAAACTTATAAATCTTGATTCCCCTCTTCTCACAGTACTTTTTCAGTATATCGTGTGATTCAGGGGATATTTTAATGTTCTTGATTTCTTTCTTTGTTTTCATAGTATGAAAAAAGGTAGAATTAATTCCTACCGTTTATAAATACTTCACCAAAAGTAAAGTTTTTTCATAAAATAATGAATATTTATCTATAAAATAAATTGTAACAGAATAATTTAATAATGGCAACAGCACAAGCAAATCAAAAAGTATTCGTATCACCAGGCGTATACACATCAGAAACCGACTTATCTTTCGTAGCCCAAAGCGTGGGTGTAACGACATTAGGTCTTGTTGGTGAGACACTAAAAGGACCAGCGTTTGAACCAGTATTCATAACAAACTATGATGAATTTCAAGCTTATTTCGGGGGAACAGAACCCGTTAAGTTTTATAATACTCAAATCCCTAAATATGAAGCGGCATACATTGCTAAATCATATTTACAACAATCAAATCAATTGTTTGTTACAAGAGTATTGGGATTATCAGGATATGATGCGGGTCCATCTTGGAGTTTGTCATTAATAGCTAACGTAGACCCAACAACAATTGGTGACCCATCTTCAGGTACTTCGTTTACCGCAACATTTACAGGAACAACAGGAGGAACAGTAACATTTACAAATACAAATAATTTACCTGCTAATGTAACTGCAAATTTAAATGTGTTGTATAGATTACAAGATGGTTCAACATCTACATTACAAAATGATTTTAACACTTATTTAAGTGCAATTTTTAACACCACAACCACATCTGCAACTACTGCAGTTATTTATGGTTCAATACCTCAAAGCACTTATAATAGTGTTGTTGCGTCGTATCCTGTTGATAACAGTCCATACGGATGTGAAAATAATTATGAAGCAAATGATTTGAGTGCGGCATCGAACGACTCTTGGTATTACGCTAATTTTGATATTTCATCAGGTAATGCATATACTGGATATTCGTTCTACTATACTATAAACACATTAACAGGTGATACTGTTGGTAATTTTTCAGGTAGTGTAATTGGTAATTCATATACGTTTACAGGTACTGCATATACAGATTTTAATAATATGGTTGTTGCAACTGTTCGTTCAAGAGGTATTTCACTTTACACTAACAGTTCATCAAGTGAGAATCACGGACAAATTTATCAAGTAAGTGGTTTAACTGATTTAACTTTACTTTCGACAGGTCAATATTCAGGTATTACTCAATCACCATATGAACAATTTGCATTATCAGGTATTACAAAAGACGGAGATACATTCCAACTTGAAACTTCGTTATTAGCATCAAGTGCTAAGTACATTACTAAAGTTTTGGGTGTTGATAATTTTGGTAAATCAAGATTTGAAGTTCCTATTTATGTTGAAGAAACGTATCAAAGTTCTTTAAATTACGCATATAATCAAGGTTATATTCGTGGATTAAATTCTACTTTAATTGCATTACCAAGTGCTAGAAGTGAAAACACTTCATCAATTGCATACAATTTAGAAAAATATCAATCACCTGAAACACCTTATTTAGTTTCAGAATTAAGAGGTAATAAAGTTTATAACTTATTCAAATTCATTTCAATTTCTGATGGTGATGCGGCAAATACTGAAGTTAAAGTTTCAATTGCTAATTTATCATATAATAGTATGTCATTTGATGTGTTTGTAAGAAATTTCTTTGATACAGATACTAATCCAGTGGTTATTGAAAAATTCACAAATTGTAACATGGACCCAGCTTCTAACAATTTTGTGGCTAAAAAAATCGGTTCTGCGGATGGTGAATTTGCGTTGATATCGAAATATGTAATGATTCAATTGTCTGACAACTATCCTGTAGATGCACTACCTTGTGGATTCTATGGTTACACTCAAAGAGAATATCAAGATTATAACGTGTATCCATCACCATATCCTAAATTTAAAACAAAATACTTCTACCCTGGTGAAGTTATTAGTAACCCACCATTCGGTTCAAACGCAGGTGGAGGAACAGTTGAATCGGCAGGAGATATTGTTAGAAGAAGTTATTTAGGTTTTTCAAGTCAATATGGTATTGATGAATCATTCTTAACTTATAAAGGTAAACAAACACCAGCAGGATGGATTTCAAATCCTTTGGCTGAAGGTCAACCTTGGAATGTATTAAGTAAAGGTTTCCACATGGACTCAGGAGCAACTGTTGTAACAATTGCAAATACTTCTATGTCAAGTGGTGAAACAGCGTTCGAATGTGGTGTTGCTGAATTCAGAGAAGACCCATCAACTCAAGAAAACCCTTATTATTTCATCTACTCAAGAAAATATACAGTATGTTTTGCTGGTGGATTTGACGGATGGGACATCTACAGAGAATGGAGAACTAACGAAGACAGATTCCAATTGGGTTCATCAGGTTACTTAGCGGGGGCGGCACCATCATCAAGATACCCAACCGCAACAGGTGACGGTTTATTCAAAAGAATTGTGGTTCAAAACAACACACAAGATTTTGCAAACACCGATTACTATGCTTACTTACTTGGTATATTAACATTCGCAAACCCTGAAGCAACAAACATTAACGTGTTTGCTACAAGTGCGATTGATTATGTTAATAACTCAAACTTAGTAGAAGAAGCGATAGACATGGTACAATACTCAAGAGCTGACTCAGTTTACATTGCAACAACTCCTGACTATAACATGTTTACTCCTGATTCAACTAATCCTTTAGATATCATCTACTCACAAGAAGCGGTTGATAATTTGGATAATACAGGAATTGACTCTAACTATACAGCTACTTACTATCCTTGGATTTTAACAAGAGATACCGTTAACAATACTCAAATCTATTTACCACCAACAGGTGAGGTTTGTAGAAACTTAGCATTGACTGATAACATTGCATTCCCTTGGTTCGCATCTGCGGGTTACACAAGAGGTCTTGTAAATTCAATCAAAGCTAGACAAAAACTAACTCAAACTGATAGAGATACATTGTATCAAGGTAGACTTAACCCTATCGCAACTTTCTCTGATGTTGGAACAGTAATTTGGGGTAATAAAACATTACAAGTCGCTGACACAGCACTTAACAGATTGAACGTAAGAAGATTATTACTTCAAGCTCGTAAGTTAATTTCAGCGGTAGCAATTAGATTATTGTTTGAACAAAACGACCAAGTCGTTAGACAACAATTCTTAGATAGTGTTAACCCAATCTTAGATTCAATTAGAAGAGATAGAGGTTTATACGATTTCCGTGTAACCGTATCTTCAACACCTGAAGATTTAGATGCAAACAGATTAGTGGGTAAAATCTACTTAAAACCAACGAAGGCGTTAGAATTCATTGATATTGAGTTCTTCATTACACCAACAGGTGCTTCGTTTGAAAATATCTAATAATAAATTATGGGGGTACATAAAGTACCCCCTAATAGCCAAAGTATGAAAAGACAACTTAACGAAGGATTTAAAGGAGACGGAACTCCAGATATGAAATACTATGCATTTGATTGGGATGATAACATTGTTCACATGCCAACCAAGATTATGATTAAAACTGAAGATGGAGAAGAAATGGGTATGAGTACCGATGATTTTTCAAAATACAGACACGATTTAGGTAAACAACCTTTTAAATATCAAGGAGAAACAATTGTAGGTTATGCTGAAGACCCGTTTAGAAACTTTAGAACAGGTGGAGATAAAGATTTTTTAATTGATGCTATGAGAGCAAAAGAAGGTCCTGCATTTGCAGATTTCAGAGAAGCAATTAATAATGGTTCAATCTTTTCAATTATAACTGCAAGAGGTCATAATCCCGAAACTTTAAAACAAGCCGTTTACAATTACATTATTAGTGGATATAATGGGATAGATAAAGACGAACTAATTAAAAATCTTAAAAAGTATAGGTCGTTTGTCGGTGAGGAAGATATGAGTGATGACGAACTAATTAAATCATACTTAGAACTTAATAAGTATCATCCAGTTATTTTTGGACAAGGAAGTGCTGCGAATCCTGAAGAATTAAAAGTTAAAGCAATGGAAGAATTTGTTTCTTATATTAAGGCTATGTCAGGAATTATTAATAAGAGAGCATTTATTAAAAATGAAATTTCAAATAATTTTATACCAGAGCAACCTAGTATTGGATTTTCAGATGATGATATTAGAAATGTAGAAGTAATGAGTAAACATTTTAAAGATAAACCAGATAATCTAGTTAAGACTTATTCTACTGCATCTGGAATAAAAAAAGAATATAAGTAAAGAATAATCCAGTTAAAAAAAAAGTAAATAGAAAAACTTTTTAACAAGGATATATTTATAGAATATAAACAATTAAAAAATACAAAAAAAAATTAAAATAACATGGCTGATTTATTAATGAAAATGCCGATACCTTACGAACCAAAAAGAAAAAATAGGTTTATATTAAGGTTTCCATCAAGTTTAGGAATTAACGAATGGTTTGTGGAGACAGCTTCAAGACCAGCAATTAAAATTGGTTCAACTGAAATACAATTTTTAAACACGTCTACATTCGTTGCAGGTAGATTTAATTGGGACCCAATTAGTGTCAAATTTAGAGACCCTATTGGACCATCTGCCGCTCAAGCTCTTATGGAATGGGTTCGTTTACACGCTGAATCAGTTACAGGTCGTATGGGTTATGCTGCTGGTTATAAGAAAGATATTGACCTTGAAATGTTAGACCCAACTGGTGTTGTTGTTGAGAAATGGATTCTTTATGGAACATTCTTAACTGACGTTAACTTTGGTTCTTTAGGATATAGTGATGATGCTTTAGCGGAAATTACTTGTTCACTTCGTATGGACAGATGTGTATTGGTTTACTAATACTATTTACGAATTTTCACATACAATTATATTTAACCGTAGAGCAATAAACTTTACGGTTAATTTTTTTATATATGGAAACACAATCAATAGACTACGGTCAACAAAATTTTACATTACCACATGATGTGGTACCTTTACCATCTCAAGGTATTTTCTACAAAAACAAAAAAAAATCAATTAAAGTAGGATATTTAACTGCTTCAGATGAAAACATTCTAATGGGCGGTGGTAGTGATTTAACACTTAATTTATTACGTGCAAAAATTTATGAACCTGATATTAAAGTTGAAGAACTTATTGAAGGTGATGTTGAAGCAATCTTAATTTTTTTAAGAAATACAGCGTTTGGACCTGAAATGTCCTTAAATTTGACTGACCCTGGAACTAAAAAACCATTTAAAACTTCAGTAATGTTAGACCAATTAAGTATTGTTAATGGTCAACAACCAAATGAAGATGGAACTTTTACGGTTATTTTACCAAAATCACAATCGACTATTAAAATAAAACCTTTAAATTATGGCGAAATTTTATCAATTAGTAAATTAGCCGATTCATACCCTGCAGGTAGAGTTGTTCCAAAAATTACTTGGAGAATGGAAAGAGAGATTGTTGAGGTTGATGGGTCAACTGATAAGGCAAAGATTGCAAAATTTGTTGAATCAATGCCAATTTCAGATTCAAAATTTATTAGAAATTTTATGAATGAAAATGAACCAAGATTAGATATGACTAAAACTTTACAAGCCCCGTCAGGAGAACGTCTAACAGTAAATGTTGGATTCGGGGTGGACTTTTTTCGCCCTTTCTTCTGATTATAGAAAGGGACAGGTAGATGAATTTTACTACCTGAACACATTAATGAAAATAACATATCAAGATTTTGAAAGAATGCCTATTTTTATTAGAAAATATTTACTTGATAAATGGATTGAAGACAATAAGAAGGACTAAAAAAATAGTCCTTCTTCTATTTATATAGAAACCTAAAATAATATGGAGCAATTAAGTTTAGACGACTCAGCCGATTCTGCTAATAAACTCAAAAGTGAATTAGACAGTTGGACTAGCCCAATTGAGAAGATAATAAAATCATTGGATGATATGATTACACAGGCCGATTCACTTAATCGGGCATTTGTTGATGGGAAGACAAGACTACAAGAAATGGACAGAGCTGTGGCAAACGCAGCAGCTGGTGTTCTTAGATTAGGAGGGGAAATTGGTAACGTTTCTGAAACAATTGCGGGTATTGCTGAAGGTTCAAGAAGAAATGTTATTGCAACTGAAGAACAAGTTAGTAAACTATACGCATCTTCCAAAATATTGGGTACAAGTGCAAGAGATTTAGTTAGTAACTTTGCTGACGTAGGGTATGAAACATCTCAAATTGGACCAAATATAGAAACTTCAATTGACTATATTAGAAGTGTTGGAATGAATGCTAATACGGTAATGAAAGATGTTACCTATAATATGGGTCAAATGAATCGTTTTCAATTTGAAGGAGGTGTCGCTGGTTTAACTAAGATGGCGGCTCAAGCATCTATGTTAAGGTTTGATATGCAACAAACTTTTACTTTAGCAGATAAAGTTTTAGACCCTGAAGGGGCAATTGAGACGGCAGCGGCATTTCAAAGATTAGGTGTTTCAGTTGGTAATTTAACTGACCCATTTGCTTTAATGAATGCCTCAATTAATGACCCATCTGGATTACAAACAAGTTTATCTGAAGTTGCAAAACAATTTACATATTTTGACGAGGAAACAAATTCATTTAAAATAAATCCACAAGGCGTTTTAACCTTAAAAGCGATGGAAGACCAAACAGGTGTTAGTGCTAAGGAAATGAGTAAAATGGGATTAGCAGCTGCAGAATTAGATAAAAGATTATCTGATGTTAGTATGGCGGGATTAAAGTTTGAAAATGAGGAAGATAAACAATATTTAGCAAATATTGCCAAAATGGGTAAAGGTGGTAAATATGAAGTGGAATTGAAAGATGGTGTTACAAAAGAACTACAAAACCTTAATCAAGAAGAATTTGATGAATTAATTAAACAACAAAGAGATGCTCCAAAAACAGTTGAAGATATTCAAAGAAGTCAATTGGCGGATTTAGATATACTTGTTGCGGATGTAAAATCAATTGCAGCTAAAGGAACCTTCGGTGTTGCGTCTTCAAAATATATTGAAGGTAATGTTAGAGGAGCAGGAAGAATCGCAACATCAATTTCAGGTGCAATTAATAGTAAAGTACCTGAAAGTAAAAAAATTGCAGAAACATTAACTGCAGGTATTGATAAAATACGTGATTTATACATATCAAAAGATAGTGGTAAAATTGATAATGCGACTTTTACTAAGAAATTAGAATCAATTGAAAAGGATATTAAAGATAAAGCAACTGGATTAGGTTCAAAAGGTTTAGAAACTCTTAAAGATATGATTGAAAAAAGTGCAAAAAAAGTTACAGGAACAAGTGGTATCGAAAAAGAATATAGAGAAATGGCTAAAGAGATTGTGGATTCAATAGATAGTGTAAATTCAAAGGTTGAAACAACCAAATCTAATACAGGAAAAATTGAACCAATATCTTATGAAAGTGTATTTAAGTCAAATAAACCTAATAGTTCTGAACCAACAACAAGTAATTCAAAAAGTGTTAATTCTCAAATTGATTTTGGTGGAACTATTACTATTAAGGTTGAAGCACCTGCTGGAGTTAGTCAACAACAATTTACTGAATATTTTGAAACTCCTGCTTTTAAAAAAATGATTTACAAATATTACGAAGATACTGCAAAGGCCTTAGAACAAAAATAAATAATTCATAAAAAAAAGTCATCAATCTATTTATAGATAAAACATAAATGGCAAGTCCGTTAGATTATATTAGCAGCGAAGTTTTTAGAAAAAAACTTATAACAAGAAATTTGGTACCATATGCTAAATCTCCATATAAAGCTACGCCCCCAATCACATATGAGGTAATTCAATCCGACTTAGCGGTTATTGATAGTCCTGATGGATTAATAGATAACCCAACATTTGCAAATGGTTTATATCCATTAAATAGATGGGGTTCGGATGGGGGATTTAAACAAGTTCCAGACCCAAATGGATTAACTAACGCATTTTCAAATCAAGGTGAATATGGACCAGGTCAACAAGATGCCTATATTATAAACCAAGCTAACAGGTCAGCATTTGTTGGATGGGGTAATAACGTTCGTCCATATTTAGGTCTTAATGTTTATGGTCCAATTGGTAGTCAAGGTTCAAATGCTAATTTAATAGATTTAGATGCTGGTATATTTTTTGACCAATTAGACGTAGTTTCAAATTCAATTCCTGGAGGTACAAGAAATTTATATACTTCCCAACCTTACCCAACAACATTTAATTCTTCATCATATACTCCATTATCAATTTTATTAAATCCAGACCCAACGGGTAGTAATGGATTATTAAGTAGTGATTCCTTTATAGCAAGATTAGGTGCAAAGACACTTAAAAAAGAATTTGAAGATAGAATTGGTAGAGAAACATTAAGACGAACACTTGGACGAGCAAATATATTAAATGTTAATAGTAGTACTAATGTTACTAACATTTTAACAGGTAGGGTTCCGTTAATCGAACCTAACTATCAGATTACAGTACCTTCAAATCCAATAACCGCATCCGCCGACTTCTTACTTAGATTAGGTGGTAGTGTTATTCCGTTTTCATTAATACCTGGTTCATATTTTGACCCTAATATTAATCCTCCTTCACCAACGACAATACAACAATCTTTGTTGGCTAATCCGCTTTCAGCTGTAGGTAATTTCGTAAATAAATTATTAGGTGCGGGTAAGACAGGTTCTCAAATATTTTATAATAATACAGGTCAAGGTCAAAAATCTATTTTATGGAAAAACATAAATTACAACAAATACAAACCTGATTATGATAGAACATTACTTGATAGATTAGGTGGAGCAATTGTTGGTACAAGTACAAATAATTCTAATTTTTATGTTGGTTCAATATCATCTGACCCGTCAAGAGTATTCTCTCCAAGTAGAGCATTACCTGTTGATGCGTTTGGTAATGAACAACAATCACCTGTTTATGGTCCACACGAATTAGCTCAATTATATGAAGGTCCAAGTAAGGATATTCGTTTAGGTGCTAATGGTCCTACCTATAGTAATGGTGGTGGTATTGAAGGTGGTTTCACATGGGTTTCACCAAAATACAAAGGTAATGCAGGAAAGAAGGTAGGTGTTGGTGGAGAAATTACTGGAGAAGATTCTGATTTTAAACCATCATCATACAATACAACAGAGTCAACTGAAAGAACTTTTAAAGAAGGTTCAATCTTAGATGATACTCAAAGAATTATTAATAGTCAACCTGAAGGAGGTAAAAGATTACAACACGTTGGTAATGCAATTGACCAAGTTAGTAAAGTATTCCACGATGGTTATAAAGAAATAACCAAAGGTTCAAGAGTATTAAGTTATGTTGGTTCTATTGGACAAGAAGTTGGAACTGAATATTGTAGAGTATTTGCTAAAGATACTCCTTATTTACAATATAATGACTTACAAAAACAAGATGGAGTTGTTACAGAAGGTAGAAGATTCTCATATTCAGTATTAGATAAAACATATAACCTTAATATTGCACCAAACAAACAAGAAGGAGGACAAGATTCAACCAATTTAATTGGAAGTTATGATACCGCTTACGCTAAAAAATATATGTTCTCAATTGAGAATTTAGCTTGGGTAACCTCAAACACGCCTGGTTTTGCGGTATCTGATTTACCTGTTTGTGAAAGAGGACCTAATGGCGGTAGAGTTATGTGGTTCCCACCATACGGATTAGTTTTTAGCGAAACTGTAACCCCCAATTGGAATCAAAGTGATTTTATTGGAAGGCCAGAGCCAATTTATACTTATAAAAATACAAGTAGGTCAGGTAGTTTAACTTGGAAAATAGTGGTTGACCATCCATCTGTCTTGAATGTAATTGTTAATAAAGTATTGGGTAATGAAACAAATAAAGTTAGAATTGATAGTATTTTAGAATCATTCTTTGCAGGATGTAGAAAATACGATTTATATGAACTTGCTAAAAAATATTACACAATTAGTCCAAATGATTTATTTCAACTACAACAAGCAATAACTTCAAAAGAACTAACTAAAGAACAAATAGAATATAGTCTTAAAGGGTTAGATAATTCCGCCCAAGTATCAAGTGATGGTGAGTCTATTAATACAATCTTTAATGGTTATGAACAAATGGGACTTTATTTTGACAACGATATTCCAGCAAAAACTAGCGTGGATTATGACAGTCTTTATGACATATATGTTAGCGAACAAACAAAAACATATTATAAAGACCAATCTCCTAATACTGCAGAACAGACAACATCATTTTTTGATAGTGTTATAATTCCAAACAAAAAAAAGTTTGGGGAATTAATAGATGAAATAGATAAACAACTTACTAATAACCTTACAGGAATAATTACAATTGTAATTAATGCTAATGCATCTGCTGCTGCGACAAACGAATATAATATAGCGTTATCTGGAAGAAGAATTGATTCTGCAATTACATTTATAACAGGTAATACAAAATTAACTAAATATGTTACAGGTACACCACAAAGATTAATAGTTAAAGTTGGTGGTGCTTTAGGTGAAAGTGCTCAACCATTATCATATGATACTAAAACAACGGAATTCTTTCCAAAAAAAGTTGTAACTTGTACTGATAGTGATAGTCAAAAAAAGAGTAAAGAGATATATACAACAAATGCAATGGCATGTAGAAGAGCCTTTATTGATACGATTGATTTTTATAGTCCTCCTGCCCCAATAATACCACCTAAGTTAGTTGGTACAGTTGTTACAACCACAGAAACGCAAAACACCCTTGAAACTCAAGTTGTTAGTAGAGATAATATTAGTAAACGAGTTTTAAGGTCATTATTATCAGAATGTGATTATTTTGAAACAATTAAACAAGACACTCCTATGGTTTATGATAACCTTAGAGATAAGTTAAAATTCTTTCAACCAGCATTCCATTCAATCACACCTGAAGGTCTTAATTCAAGATTAACTTTCTTACAACAATGTATGAGACCTGGTGATACAATACCTACGGTTAAAACGGTTAATGGTAAAATAACTAATGATTATGAAAACGCAACAAACACATCATTTGGGGCACCACCCGTATTAGTTCTAAGGGTTGGAGATTTTTATAATACAAAAATTATCCCAAAAGGATTAACTTTAGCATACGAGGATTTAGACCTTAACCCTGAAGGTATTGGTGTACAACCAATGATTGCTAACGTAACTTTATCTTTTGATTTTGTTGGAGGTAGTGGATTAAAAGAATCTGTGGACAGATTACAAAATGCGTTAACGTTTAATTATTATGCAAACACTGAAATGTATGATGATAGGGCTGATGCAACAGATTTAAGTTATAAAGTAATTGACAAAGATTTCTTAAAATATGCAATTGAAAATGGTGTTCAACCTCCAACTTTAAATCAGGCGGCGGTTCAAAATGGTCAAAATAATAATTCGACAATTGGTGCCGTTACAAGCAATATTGCAAGTGGTACTAGTCAAACAGGTACGATTAACTATAATATATTCATGGATAAAGTTGTTGAAGAGACTCAAACATATTTTACCAATGTTGTTAATAAAAACAAAGAAGCTTTAAGTCAATATAATAATGCGGTTCGTCAACAATGGATGATGGAAAGAACGTATCAAGATGGTGAGTTTTTACAAACTAAAGCAACCGATACAGTTTTATTTGGTAAACCATATAATTTAGAAAAAAGAACTGATGAAATATTCACTCAATTAATTGAGGATATTGAAAATGAAAATGAAGGGTTTATTGAGTTTCTAAAAGAAAATAAAAATGATTTTACAAATCGTCTGATTAACCAAGTTAAAGATAATTATTTAAATTTTGTTAAAAATAAAAAAAGTGTATTTCAAAATGCGGTAACTAACATTGCAAATGGTATGGTTGCCGTTCAACAAAGTTATATAGGATATATTGGAAGGGTAAATACTATAACATATACGGTACCAGCATATCCTGGTACAGGAACCGATGGATATCAAATAAAAGATGGTAAAGTGGTTTCTTATCTTATATCAGGAACTACAGAAGTTAACCCAAGTTCTGAAGGAGTAACAAATACTTTTGATGAACTTAAGAATGATGTTGGCGTAATTAGTAGTGGTATAACCGATTTTAATACAATTATTTGGAGTGCAACTAGTTTTGTTTACAAAGGAACTGGATTTACAGGAACCTTAGTTTTTAAAGAACCAAATACCGTTAAAACTAAAGATGTTTTTATACCGTTTAGTAAAAACTCATTATTTGGTGATACTAATAAAGGTCGTATTTTTAGAAGAGTTTACATGATTATTTCAGACAATATTACTGACGCCACAAAATATGCGACATTTAAAGATGCATTAATTAAAAATGTTATTGACAATTCAGATTTATTTAATAAAGCTGACAATAAATATATTAGTAAAAAGTTTGATGAATATTGGAAAGACGGTAATAAAGATAGGGTAGCGGTTAAACCCGTATTCGATGAAGAGAATGCGATTACTAAAGATTTCATTGAGAATGTTATGGAAAAAGATAGATTAAAAACTTTCTTAAAATACACTCCATTTACTCTTAAAAAGAAAAGAACCTTTACTTATACTACTGTAGGTGCAAATACCGACTCACAACAAAAATTAATAAAAGGTTTAGGTGCCACGGCAAACCAAAATACAAACAATAAAACGTGGAACGATGAAAATTCTACAGACGTATTCATATCTAAAGCAAAACTTAACTAATGGCATATCAATATTGGAATAGATATAGTGACTTCTTAATTAACGGTGAACAAACTGTAGTACCTTTTGTACAATTACCACAAAAAACAACTGACAAAACTTATATCTATAAAGTTGCTAGAAGTAGATTAGATGTTGTTTCTCAAGAGTTCTACAACTCACCTTATTTTGGATGGTTAATATTACAAGCAAACCCCGAATTTGGAGGTTTAGAGAATAACATATATGATGGTGCGGTATTGATTATTCCTTATCCTCTACTACCTTCATTACAAGATTATAAAACATCTTTAACAAACTATTTCTATTATTATGGCAGGTAACGTACAAGGAGACAACAGTGGTAACATATTAGTGGAATTTGATTATAATAACATTATTGTAGTTGACCCCAACAAAACTATTGATGCCTTTGGAAATATTAGGGAAAGATTAGTTGACCATGAAAAATTGGTTATGTTTGCCAATTTAGAAGCGGAAGTTATACCAAGAACTAAGTTATCTGTTGGTGGTACCACTCAAGATAGAATTAGAACTATATCGGTTGCTAAAATGAATTTTTTAAGACCTACAGAAGAAACGCATTTAACAACAGGGTATTATGATGAGTTAACAGGTAAGGGAGCAAAGAATGGTTTGGGGGTAAACCAAATGCAAGAAGAAATTATCAACACTAATGATAATACTAGTCCGTACTCAAAAATGAGTCTTACTGACCCTGGTGAAAAAGCGACGGACAATGGTTTATTAGGTATTACAAGTATTAATGTAAAAACAAATACTTCATTTATTCCAAGTGTGTCAATATCGTTAGAAGACGTACAAGGTAGAGCATTATTTCAACTTGGAGATAACTCACCATATTCTGCATTTTTTAACTTACCTTATTGTCCTTTTTATTTAACGTTAAAAGGTTATTATGGTCAAGCAATTAGATATCAATTAAATCTTACAAAATTTAATGCAAGATTTAATACATTTAGTGGTAATTACCAAATTGAATTAGAGTTTGTTGGATATAAATTTAATATTTTAAATGAGATTTCAATGGGTAATTTACTTGCTGCTCCTCACATGTATAGTACCACATTTAATATTTCCAAATCTCCAACATCACCTGAAGGCGGTGGAAGCCCAACCATACAAACCCAATTGAATTTGATAGACCAAGCATCAGGAAATCAGTCTACTATATCAAACGATAATGTTTCATCGGAGTTAGTAACTGAAAGAGGATATCAAAAAATTGCCGAAGTTTATAGTGAATATAAGGCTAAAGGATTAATTAGTCCTAATTTTCCAGAATTAACATTAGCTCAATTGATGAGTAAACTTCAAACTTTTGAGCAGTCAATTGCCGAAACATATCCCAAAGCTAATGTTGAACCATTGACAAATATTAGGGTTTATAAAGAAACACTAAAAAATTACTTTAACGAAGTATATGGTAATCCCAAGTCTTGGTTTAACATTTATATGAATCCAAAACCAATAATACTTAAAGGTGGTGGTCAAGAGGTTTATATGTTTAAACAAGAGTTTATTGATAATCCGACAAAAAGAGAAGAAGGGGTTAGTTTTTTAAATGCTTATGTTACAGAATTTAATAGTCTATTGGCTTCAAACCCAACCTTAGGTAATTTAGGTCAAACACCAATCAAAAATAGTATAACATATAATACTATGATTAAAGATGTATCGTTTACAGAGATTGATGTAGAAAAAACAACAACGTCTCAAACAGGTATATTGTTGCCAACAACCGCGGACATACAGTCTATTGACAAATATTTTAAACAGATTTTTAGACCTAGTCTTGTAAAGGAAGTATCCGATAGTAGTACTGAAAATACTAAGATAAATGTTATTATGCCGTCCGCATATATTTTTGAAACTTTTAAAACTTTAATTTCCAATATGGAAACAGAGGCAAATAGAAAATTATCAGAATATGAAACTACATTATCTGCAGATTTGGCGAGAAAACTTGAAGATTCGGCATCTGGTCTTGGATTTATACCAACTGTAAGAAATATGTGTGCGGTAATTATGGCTTCAGCTGAAGGATTTATTCGTTTATTAGATGAAGTTCACACAAAGGCTTGGAATGTAAGATATGACCCTATAAGACAACTGGCAATCTTAGATAACGTCTCATCAGCACAAGGTACGGATTCTTTAGATAAAGTTAATATTTCTGAGAAATCGGAAAATGAAAATCAAGGTTTAGTTAATAGTAAGATACCTGTTTATCCTTGGCCTCAATTTTTTGTTGAAACCCCTGAAGATAAAAAGGGTAGATTTCAATTAAGATATATTGCCGACCCTCGTAATGTTGATGTCACAAAAGGTTATCTTTATGATAAGTGGCCTGAAGTTGAATTTGTTGAGGAATATATGAGAGGTCTAACTCAAAAGTTTAATCCACCTTTAGCTCAATCGCCAATTGATAGTCAAAATACTACCAACATTATTAATTTTAATGCAATTGAATATCCTTCAGAAGGAATTGCGTATGCTAATAAAGAAGAGATTAAATTTTTCTATGAGATATGGGAAAGACAATTCTTAAGTTCAAACTATTCTGGATTTATTAGGGGTAATGCAAATCAGTTGGACCAACTATCTAATTTAATTATTAGTGCAGAAACAAATAATATTATTACTAGCTTAGGTGTTAGTTCACCATTTTTAACATTAAAACTTAAGAATTATAATATTACCGCCCAAAACTATTCAGTTTTTTTAGAGAACATATCTAATCAAGGAACGGGTAGGGCTTATCAAGATTATATTAAAGATTTTTATGTTACACCATATATTAAAAATTTAACAGAAAATTCTTTTAATATTTTAAGTTTAAGTGATTTAGGTAAAGAACCTCAGACAAGTGCAAAGTCAGACGGATTATTACAATTAGTCAAAAACGCACCAAACGACCCAATTATTATAGATACATATCCGTTTACTAATCCAACTTGGGTTTCAAATAATATGAGTGATAGTAATAGTAGTACTAACAACTCAGTGTACAATACAACTAATGTATTAACAGTTTTTGAGGATAGGAATGTTATTGCCAACTTTAACAGCATTTACGATTATACTAAAAATAGACCAGTTACTAATTTTTCTTATTTAAAAGTTTCTAATCCAAGTAACGAAATAACCAACTCTTTTGAATTAGATGCTTTTTATAATACAAGAAAAGACCCAACATCTTTTGTACCAACCGAAGGATATGTAAATTATCTATCACCAAATAAAATAATTGAAACTGAAACAACAACCTCAATGTTGAATACACCTTATTTTGTTAATGCAATACAAAATGGGGTTTATAATTGGAGAAAAAACGACCCTTACCCCTATACACAAGCAGCGTACCTTTTTATTAATTCATTACCGTTAGCAACATTAAGGGAAAAATATAAAACCAACGCAGCTTCAAGTGATTTGGATTATATTGCGTCTTGTTTTAAGAAGTTTGGTGCTATTCATAAGATGCCATTTGCTTGGGTTTTAAAGATGGGTTCTATTTGGCATAGATATAAAACTTATAAAAATACCAATGTAGATATTTTAGATTCTGTTTGGAAAGATTTTGATTATAAAACAAACTTTGACCCAATTCTAAGTTCAGATACAAAAACATATACTTTTAAATTTGATGGAGTATTACCTAACGAAATAACATTACAAAACAAATCAAATGATATTACAAAAATACAAACAGGTTTTTACCCTAAAGTAATTAATGATTTTAACGTATTTTATAATGGTTATGATTTGTATAGTGGGTATACCGATTCTGAAATACAGGCGAGTGTTGATGGCGGCGTAAAAGTATTTAACTTCCCTACCTCAAACGTGAGTGCAGTTTCAAGTACCACGGTTGGTACCACGACAACAACTGAAGATTTAAATATTCAAACATGGTCTGTTGTTTTACCTAACGGTGTTGCTGATTTAACAACTAATTCTGCCGCTTGTACTCCAAGTAACAATACAACAAGTCTAACATATTATGTTGTTCCTTCATTTGGAACTCAAATTAACCAAGTGATAAGTGAATGTTTAAATAATGGAACATCGGTATGTCCATTTATGGATAACCCCTCAATTTATAACGGTTCTGTTAGATTATTATGGGCAGCATCGAATTATGGATACTTTAATAATACTCAAATATCAAAACCACAACCAGACTCCTATGTAAATAAAATTACAACTGGAACAACACAACAATCGGCGTTTAAATTAAAGATAGATAATGATTATTCTAATATTGAAGAAATCTTTTCGGTTTTTGATAAAAGTATTTTAGATAAACTTGAACAAGAATTTTTAAATTTCTGTAAACCAATTTCTAATATTGATTTAGGACCGCAAATTATAGTTCCTGTTGGTGTATCGCCAGCAGACCCAAATGTGTTTTTTAAAAACTTCCAATATTTGTTTCGAAATTTAATGGAGATTAATAGTAATGATGGTTCATTAACAAATGAACAATATTTCAATAGTGTTGGTCAAACACAATTAATAACATTTTCAAATACCGTAAAATCTTTTATGGAGTATGATGTTATTTTGAAATATGGTAACCCAGCGGATTATAATAGAAGGGTTATGGCATCATATATAGTTCATGTTGGTGGAAATAATGCGATTGACAGTCCAATATTTTTTAACCCTTATATTAAAAATAGTTTACCGTCAATATTAAACACAACAAGTGTTGCAACTTCTAAATCAAATAATACTGTTGCGTGGAGAGCTTTGGAAACTGAAGTAGGGTTCTCAACCATCACAAATTTACAATATACAGATTCAGGTTCATATATAACAGATTTCTTCATTGACAGTAATATTGAGTTTACTGAGGCTAACGTTGTGTTATGTGCACCATTAATTAAAATGTTTGCAACACAAAAGTTATATTCGCCAACCTTAACAAGTGTGGAATTTGGAACTAATCTCCAAACTTATTTGGGGTTAACTACTGATTTTCAAAATATTATTTTAAATGGATTATTAACTAATATTAGACGTGATTTACCCGACCAACAACAATTACCTGAAAGAACTATTCAAACAGTTATTGATGGACAACAAAGTAAGGTTGAAAATTATGAGGTATTTAAAGCGTTAAATGACAAATGGGTTGCGGGTTCTGACTATACAACCAAAACACTATTTGAAGATATTATGTTCTTAGACAGAGCGTCAAGAAATATTGGGGATACAATTATTGTTGATATTTTTGATTTTAAAAACATATTAAATGAAAATTCACTTAATATGGAAATGAGTGTATTCACATTTATGAGTGGGTTTTTGATTAAAAATAAATTTAATGTGATGCCATTACCTGCATATGTTAATTTTTATAATATACAAGATGTTGATGGTACTACCATACCACAAGCTAATGGTCAATTAGAGTTTGCCGACAATATGTGGGGGACATTTTTAAATGTTGATTATAGAAATTCAAGCCCTAAGATGATTTGTTTTTATGTGGGACAACCATCCACACATTTAGATTTACCAAAAGGAAATTCAAGATTTAGAGATGATGCATTTGAATTAAGAAGAGCGTCTGATAACCCATTAATTGAAGACCAAACGACTAAAAAAGATTGGGCGGTTTCAAATAAATGTGTTGGTTTTAATGTTGATATTGGAAATAGAAACCAAGGAGTGTTCTATTCATTCCAAGTTGGAATGGAAAGTGGTAAGGCTACTTCAGAGACAATTCAGACACAATTAAATATGGTTGACCAAGCTAACGGTAGAAATGTTGCAACTCAAAACGTAAGTTTATATAATTTATACAAACAAAGAAGTTATACTTGTCAAGTTAGTTGTTTGGGTAATGCTTTATTACAGCCAACAATGTATTTTAATCTTAGACACGTTCCGATGTTTAATGGGCCTTATTTTATTACTGATGTTAGTCATGTCATTACTCCTGGTTCATTCCAAACAACATTTGGTGGTGTTAGACAAGGTATTTATAACTTACCATCAATTGATAGTTTTTTACAAAGTATAAATCAAAATTTATTAACTAAAGTAGAGGCAATTATTAAAAATAGAAAAGATTCTGTAACTGCCAAGGCAATTACTAATGTTAATAAATCTAAATACGTTAGTCAGGTTGGTGATAGTACCGCAGCCGCACAAAATTCTTGTAGTAGTAATTTAGCGGTTGCTTATGAAACTTGGGGAGATGCTCAATCATCGGTAACGACAAGTATAAATCAAACTGAATTTGTTACTGAACTTCAAAAGAAAACACTTAATCCACAATTACAAGTTCTTATTTATTTAATATGTTACGCTAAGACATTTAATACTGGTAAATTCTATGGTTATAACAATAACTACGCGAATATAACACTAACCACAGATTATGGGACAAATAGTAATTATTTTAGTAATAAAAAATACTCTTGTGTAAATATATCAAATTCAACTGATAAACCTACATCACAACCTGTTGCCAATTTTGATAACATAGGAAAATTCTTTGATTTTATGATTTCAAAATTATCTTCAAATGTTGATAGAGTATATAATACGACAACAGGATTAGGCCTTACTAAATATTATGTGTGTTATTGGCCTGTTTCTAATGTTAGTGAAGATTATTTTGACTCACACATTAGTGAATATACTAAATTACAATCAACGTTTGATAAAGGATTTAAGTCTGCGGGAGATGCGGGGTTAAACGTAGATTCTGCAGGGCAATTAAAAACTCAAACTACGAGAAATAGTCAAACAATTCAACAACAATTAAATACGGTTAATCAATCATCAAATTGTTTACCTCCAAGGATATTAACCATATCACCATTAACAGGTGTGAGTGGTACAATATTAACAATAACGGGTGTGGATTTTGAAAATATCACAGGAATTACAATTAATAACGTATTGACAACTACTGGCATAACTGTTAATAGTTCAACTAACTTAAATGTCGTTGTTCCATATACTAATAATGGATTAACTAATGCTCAAAAAAATCTTATAATTGTTAGTGGAGTAAATGGAATTGGAAGAAGTGTGACCCTTTTCACCTATGACCCAGCACAAGTAACACCTGTACCAAAAAACTCAAAAAACACAAATACTCAACCACAACAAACAGGACCTGTTACGTTAATAGGAGAAACAGAAATATTAATAAGAGATTTAACTGGTAAATTAACTGTTAGTGTGAATCCTCAAGCGGCTGCACTTAATACTTGGACATTAGAACAAAATGTTGATATGATTGTTGCGGTTTTTGATACTTCTATTGTAAATAATGTTAGAAGAGAAACAATAAATAGAAGTGTACCGTTAGTAATCTCAAATTATGTTTCTGGTAACGTATTCACAATAACCCGTAACGATGTTGCCGATATATTAATTAATAATCCAGTTCCTGAATTTAAAACCAATTTTCTTAAAGATGGTCAAACGGTCGATATTCAATTTATAGTTACCGCAGTTCCTACAAATAAAACTTTAAACCCGCAAAACGTACCACAAACTTTTAATTTTAAATTTATATAATTTAGTAATTAGGAATAACATTCACTTAAATCGTATATTTATATAAAAAGATTTTTATGAGCTTAAAAACAACATTAGATAACTATCTTGGAAAATCAGTTAGATTTTCAGAAGAAGACAACGGAGACGGAACTAAACAAGTTTGTGATTTAGATACTGGAGATTGTTATACTGTAAGAGAAAGAGACGGTCTTATCGAAAGAGCTGGTCAACAAACAACTGCCAATAGAAAAGTTAGAGTAGAAACATCTAGAGGAATTAAACAATTATTAAACGGATAATACAATGAGTTTAGATAAAAAAATATTAAGTGAAATTCAAAGATACAAAAGTATCAATAATTATATCAGAGAACAGGCTGGTGATGACTTGGCTGCGTTGGCCCCTGAAGAAGGAGCAGCACCCCCGCCACCCCCTGCAGATGCATTAGCAACCCCACCACCACCTCCAGCACCAGGCGGAGCACCAACACCAATAGATGTTGATAATGACCCTGATGTTGAAAAGATTGATGATGACGGAAAATCTGAAGAAGGTGGTACTGAAAGTGGTTCTGAAGAATTAGACATTACTGAATTGGTAGATTCTCAAAAAAATATTGAGAAAAAACAAGATGATTATTTTGATAACTTATTTGGACAATTGACTAAATTGGAATCAAGATTAGGTGAGATGGATGCTATTATGAACAAACTTAACGCTCTTGAAAACAAGATTGAAAAGTATAGAGAGAAAACACCTCAAGAAAAATTAGAGTTAAGAAGCTATGATTCATATCCATTTAATCAAAAATTATCACAATTTTTTGATGATAAAAAAGATGAGATGGAAAAGACGGGAAAAAATGATTATGTTTTAACTCCACAGGATGTGACTGACATAAATGTTAACGATATCAAGGGCTCCTTCCAAGGAAGTGGACAAAAAGATGAGTTAAGATATAAATAATATTATTTAACATATTAATAAGAACCACCCTAAAAAGGTGGTTTTTTTATTTGACAAACACCCAAAACTAGATTATAATTATACAACAAACCAACAAATTAAAATTTAAATAAAATATGATGAGTTCATTAGACGCCGTATTGGCACAGTACGAAAAAGCACAACAAGGGGGCGGGGCCCAAAGCAAAATGTCGCAAGACGAAAGAATGAAAAAGTATTTCGCTTGTATCCTTGGAGACAAAGAGAAATCAGGACAACGTAAAATACGTATCCTACCAACACAAGATGGTTCTTCACCATTTAAAGAAGCATGGTACCACGAAATTCAAGTAGGTGGACAATGGCAAAAATTCTATGACCCAGCAAAGAATGACAACGAGCGTTCTCCATTAAATGAGGTTTATGAAGAATTGATGTCAACTGGCAAAGAGTCAGACAAAGAATTGGCTAAACAATATAAATCTCGTAAGTTTTATATTGTTAAGGTTATTGACAGAGACCACGAAGAAGATGGTCCGAAGTTTTGGAGATTCAAACACAATTATAAGAATGATGGTATCTTAGATAAAATCATTCCAATTTGGAGAAACAAAGGTGATGTTACCGACCCTGAAAAAGGACGTGACTTAATCATTGAGTTAACAAAATCTAAAACAAACGCAGGTAAAGATTACACAAGTGTGTCTACAATTATGTATGAAGACCAAGGTCCTGTACACGCAGAAGCTGCTCAGTCTAAAGCTTGGGTTGAAGATGAATTAACTTGGTTAGATGTTTATTCTAAAAAACCTGTTGATTATCTTGAGGCTATCGCTCGTGGAGAAACTCCAAAATGGGATAATGATAAGGGTGGTTATGTATATGGTAATGACACTGAATCAACAACTTCAATGGGTGGGTCTAAAAAATCTGAAACTAAAATAGATATTGTTGACTCTCAGGCAAATGATGAAGTTGACTCTGACTTACCGTTCTAATTATATAATGAGCTTGGACATTCACTTAGGTAAAGTGTCCAAGCTTTTTCTTTTTAACTAAAAAAAAATATGGCAATTAAAAAAAATGATTTCAGCTTGGTAAAGAAAAAATTCTCTACCTCAGCAAAATACAAACCCCAAAGATTTTTTGACTTAGGTCCTGATTTCTTAGATGCGGTTGGAGTACCTGGTCCTGCGATTGGACATTTAAATATGTTCTTGGGTCACTCAGATACAGGAAAAACTACCGCATTGGTTAAATCTGCGGTTGATGCTCAAAAGAAAGGTATTCTACCTGTGTTCATTATTACTGAACAAAAATGGTCTTTTGAACACGCAAAACTTATGGGTTTTGACTGTGAAGAAGTTGTTGATGAAGCAACAGGAGAAGTTGATTGGGACGGATTCTACATCTTTAATAACAACTTCAATTATATTGAGCAAATCACCGACTATATTAATAGTTTGTTAGATGCGCAAGAAAAAGGTGAGTTGGATTATAGTTTATTGTTCTTATGGGATTCTGTTGGTTCAGTTCCTTGTAAGATGACATTTGATGGTAAAGGTGGAAAGCAACACAACGCATCTGTATTGGCAGACAAAATTGGTATGGGTATCAACCAACGTATTTCAGGTTCTCGTAAATCAGATTCAAAATACGAAAACACTTTGGTTATTGTCAACCAACCTTGGGTTGAATTACCTGATAATCCATTTGGACAACCTAAGATTAAAGCTAAAGGTGGTGAGGCAATTTGGTTAAACTCATCTTTGGTATTCTTATTCGGTAACCAAAAAGGTGCAGGAACTAACAAAATTACTGCAACAAAAGACAAAAGAAGTGTTAAATTTGCAATTAGAACTAAAATTTCTGTGATGAAGAATCACATTAATGGATTGGGTTATGAAGATGGTAAGATAATTGTAACACCACACGGGTTCTTGGCGGGTAAAGAAGCTGCAGAAGAAAAGATATCTATTGAGGCTTATAAAAAAGAACATGCTGACTATTGGAAAGATATTCTTGGTATTGCATCTTTAGATTTTGAATTGAAAGAAGAGAAAGAGGATTGAGAAGTATTCACACTATAAAACACAAGAGACATTAAAACATTATTAGTTGACGGAAACAACTTATTCAAGATAGGATTCCACGGAGCCAAAGACGTGTATAACGACGGAGCTCATGTGGGTGGAGTATTTCACTTTGTGAATATACTCCGCAAATTCCTTGAAGAACACAACCACGATAAGGTAGTGGTATTTTGGGACGGTGATTCTAATTCATCCGTTAGAAAAAGTTTATATCCACAGTATAAGGCAAACCGAACATTGGATATGAACGAATACAAGTATGAATCATATTTGTATCAACAATCAAGAGTTAAACAATATTTGGAAGAAATATTTGTTCGTCAAGTTGAAATGGCGAATAATGAGGCGGATGATTTGATTGCGCATTATTGCAAGATTGCGGTCGATGAAAAAATCATCATATTTTCCGCAGATAAGGACCTTACACAGCTTATCTCGGATAATGTAACCATCTATGCACCAAACACAAAAGAATACTTTAAAAACGGAGATAACATCGTTATTAACAAAGTTAAAATTCCACATTACAATGTGTTATTAACAAAGGTATTCACAGGTGATAAAGGAGATAATATTATTGGTATTGAGGGACTTGGTGAAAAAACATTGGTTAAATATTTCCCCCAAGTTCAGGAGAAACCTTGCACTATCGAAGAATTATTGGATATCGCAGGAAAAATTCCACAAAAAAAACCTATTAAAGTTTTAAATAATATTTTGACAGGTAAGACGAAATTGTCTATACTTGGTGAAGAGTTCTATAGTACAAATAAGAAGATTGTTGACCTATCTAATCCGTTAATAACCGAAGAAGGAAAAGAGTTAGTAACACAGATATTAAACGATACAATAGACCCCACCGATAGGGGTTACAAAAACTTAATGAGAATGATGATGGAGGATGGTCTCTTTAAGTATCTACCCAAGAACGATGATGCTTGGGTAAGTTTCCTAACACCATTCCTAAAATTAACAAGAAAAGAAAAAAGAAATACAAACAAAAAATAAATATGAGAGAGCAAGACAGTACCAAAATGGAATTCTTACTTACGTTGAATGACAACATCGTAGTTCAAAGGTTTTTTAATGTTAGAGGATTCAACCCAAACGCAAAAAACTCGTTAGAGTTGTACTACTACATTAAACAACTAAAGGAGCAACTCCAACATCATCTTAAGATGAAAACCGTTATCTATATGTCAGATAACCAAGACGCGATTATGAACGACCCAACCCTAATGGAGACATCATTCACTGAAGGTAGCGAACACTTCAATATTCACATCAGAATTGGAGAGCAGACAATTTGTCATAGATATTTTGATGGAAAATTATATCCACCCAAAGTTCGTTATACCGTTGATGTACGACCATTTTTGAAAGATGTTTTGAGAGATTTAACTGACATTTTTTCCGAGGAAGAATTAAGTTTTGAATATTTGGGATTTGAGTTGAACTAAGTTATATTTAATAAAACAAGGGACTACAAAAACGATTTATGAATAAAAATTTTGATTACTTAGGGAACACATTTCAGATACAACTTTTAAACCAACTTATTGTCGACAAAGAATTTTCAACATCAATTATGGATGTTATTGAGAGTGTTTATTTTGACAATAAGTATTTTAAAATCATCTTACAGATGACAAAGGAGTATCACTCGAAGTATCAATCTACACCTAACTTTGACACCCTTGAACAGATTGTAAAGTCT